TTATATCAATCGTAAGGACAGGGGCGGCGACAGGGCAAAATCCCCCACCTGCCGAATCTCGATCGTGCAACCGGGCGGCAGCATCGCGAGGTCAGCGGCACCGATATTCAAAGTCGGAGACACGCTTGCCCACGGCCCGATCCCCGGAACGGGTGGCACCAATGCGATGCGCCACCCCTCGTTTGCTTCACCAAGCGGCTGATCGACATGGTCGCGCCACCCCGTGTCGACGCGGCTGCGTCGGACCCAGTCGATCGTCACGCCGCCGGCTCCATCAGCGCGGACTTTCCCGTGCACCGGAGCGAGTGGGCGCAGCGCCCGGCCGGCCGCCGGCACCTCAATCTCGGTCAGCGTCGTTCCGCCCCGCGGTGCCCATCCGAGGGTCGCCGCGCCGCCCTCCGCCAATGCGCTTGGGGTCTCGGGCAGCATCAACAGTGCCGGATCATCGAGCAGAACGAACGGCGCCCCGGCCAAATGGGTCATTTCGCTCTCGGTCCCGGCCCGCCCGCGCAGCAATCGCGTCAGGCGCCAGCGCCCGGGTCCGACGATATCGGCGACGCCGAACTGTAGAAGCTCGCCGCCCACCATCGCCTGGTTGGCGCCGCCCAGCAGCGCGGCATCGCCGACCGATTCCAATGTCATCGCCGGATTGACCAGCTGGACCACGATAATGTTCGCAAGATCGAACAGGCAATCGCTCCCGGCCCCGAGCGGCTCGGTTAGCGCGCCCAGTGCCGCAGCCGGACGCACAGTGCCGACCGGGATCGGCTCGGCACCGGGTGACGCGACGAACCAGCAATCTGCGCCGCGCCAGCCGCCGTTGCTGCCGGCACCGGCAATCACTAACCGCGGCGCCGATGCCGCCGGACTTCCGATGTTGGGAAGGTCGAACAGGCGAACCGTCCCGACGGCGTCGGGCCAATCGGGGGCGCCGACCGGAACGCCCGGTTCGGCCGAAAGCTCGGCGGCGGGCAGCGGCTCGTGGCGCCTCAACTCCAGCAAGATGTCGCTCCCACGAACCGTCCGCGCCGCCAGCCGCCAGCGGCTTCCATCATCCAATGCCACGACATGCCCGACCGTCAGTGCCAGCGCCGCAAGATCGGCACGCCAGACCAGGGTTTCGCGTCCATCGGCCGCGGCGGCGGCAAGCCGCTGTGCCAGCGCGCGCGCGGAGGTCGCCGGCAACACCGCGGGCAAGTCGATCCGCTCTTCGCGCACGCCGCCCCCCGCGACCTGGCTCGCCTGCTGGCCCAGCTGATAGTCGCGTTCGGGCTCATAATGCCGCAGCCGGATCGATCCCGGCAGCGACGACAACGGCGCGCGGCGTTGCTCGATCCGGTCGCCCGGCGCCCCGCCCCGCCCCGCCTCGCGAAAATCGGCCAGCGCCAGCGGCGCCCCAGTCAGGCTCGCCGGCGCCATCCGCCATCCGACCGGCCCGCTATGCAGCCGCATGCCGTCCGCCTCGAACAGCGGCGCGAGTGCATCGCGCATCCGATCGCCCGACGCCGCATAACCCGCAATGGGCCATTCGCCGTCGCAGCGGGCGGTTTCCTCCAACAAACTATTGCCGACTATTCCGATATCGATTGCCGCTGGATCGGCCTCGACTTCAAAGGTCAGCGACGGAATCCGGTTGCCGAATGCGCCGAGTTCCAGCTCTTCGAACACCGCATAGGCGCATCCGCGAAACGCGCTGGCCGACGCGATGCCCAGCGCCGACGCGATCAGCGGATCGACCGCCTGATCCTCGCTGCCGTCATGCCAGCGAAAGATGCAGCGTTCCTGGAACGTCCCGCTCGACCCGCGCAGCAGATTGCCGTCGGCCCATATCCGCCCGATTCCACTGATAGGCCGCGAGGACAGTGCGATCGCCAGCGACACGGCATAGCTATATTCGGTCGTCGACGGCCGCCCCTTGCCCCCGCCGCGTTTATTGCGCCGTTCGATCAGGTCGGTCGCCCAGATCACACTGCCTGCGACGCGCATTGTCCCGAACAGCTGCGGCATTTGCTGGCCATAGGTCGAAGCCTGAATCTTCAGATCGGCCAGCCGCGGTCCCTCGCGCCCCTTCGGTTTGAATATCTCCGCGTCGATCTGCTGGCCGACTGCGGCCCCGAACGCGGCACCGATCGGGCCCCCGACAATCCCGCCGACCACCGTCAGCACCAAAGTCGCCATGATGCGCTCCTAACACGAGAATTTCCTCCTCCCGCTTGCAGGAGGGGCAGCGAGACTTGGCAGCTTGCTGCCTAGTTACAGCGGGGTGGGCATTGCTCCAGCCGCCACCACGCCAAGCCGCAGATGGGACGATCGAGCGGCGTCTCGACCACGCGCCGTAACCCAGCATGCGCATGAACAAAGCTAGCGCTCCCCAAGATCACCAGGTGAAACTGCCCCGCCGGATAGGCGATCAGTGCGACATCGCCCGCGTGCGCGCTACCAACGGCCGCCACGAACCCCGCTGCCGTCAGCGCCGCTTCAATCCGCTCGCGCGACCAGCCACGCAGCGGGTAACCGACCGGCCGCACCAGCCGGCAACCCGCCGCCGCATAAGCCGCCCACACCAGCCCGACGCAATCGAGCCCGGTCACCGGGTCACGCCCCTGCGGCCGGAACGCCACCCCGACCATCGCCCGCGCCGCCGCAAAGGCGCGCGCTCCAATCTCACCCACCGGGATAGCGCGTCAGCAGGTCATTGCCGGGCAAATGCGCCTCGCCGCGAAAATTGACGGCATTCGCAAAGCGGCCGCGGCACGTCGCAAGCTGCTTGTCGCACCCTTCGATCAGCCGCACGCGCACCGGTCCCGCGACTGCGAACGCCGGCGCTTCGGCCAGATGCAGCACCGCCGCTTCGACCGCGATAACCGGGCTGGCCAGTCCGCAATTGCCACTCTCGATCCACATGAGTTCGCCGAACGCCATCCCCGGCGCGGCGGCATCGAGCGTCACTGTGCGTCCCTCGACCGCGACGACCCGCCGCACATGCGACAGCGGTGCCAGATCGACCCGGCACGCCCGGTCGCCCAGCACCGCGCGGCACGACGGCGAGGTTGCGGGACATACGGGCCGGTCGAGCAGCCGCGTCACGCCCTGCAACTCCACCGCAAAGGCCGGCCCGCGCCGCTCGATCGCTCCCAGCGATCCGCGCGCCACCGTGACCGGCGCAACGCCGGGCGCGCTCCAGTCGGTGACGAACAGCTCCAGCTCCGCCCCATCCCAGCGCCCCGCGTCAAGGTCGCGCGCCGCGATCGCATCGCTGGTAACCGCGCCCTCCAGGTCCATCGTCGCGATATCCAGGCTATCGCTCGTCTCCAGCGCCGACGGCTTCATCCCCGGCGCCGCGCGGTACAATATCCCGCCGACCATCAGGTCACGGTCGTGCGAGGTCAGCCCGACGACCACCCCGTCACGCCGCGCCAGCCGCCAGCACCACGCCAGCGTCACCAGCTCTTCGCGCAGCCAGCCCGGCGCCGCCGTCATCGTCACCACGGCGCCCTCACCTCGACCAGCGGCACGCTCGCCATCTCGCCCGCCAGGAAGGTCGCGCGGCTCACCTCCAGCCGATCGTCGGCAAAGCGCACCGGCACGTCGAACAGAAAGCCCGCGCGCACCGCCGCCCCTGGAGCGGGCGCGACGTCGAGCAATATCTCGCCCTCGCCCGTCACAAGGAACGCCGCCGTCTCGATCCCGTCGACCGACACGCGCACGCTGGTCGCGACCGGCAGGCGAATGCTGCGCATCTGCTCCGCGTCGCCGTTTCCATAACGTTTGACCAATGCAAACTGCCGCCGCACCCCGTCGCCGGTGCCGAGCATTTGGTCGGTTGCCGTTGGCAGCGCGTTATCGGCCGCCGAACTGCCATCGAACGGGTCGCGAAAACGGAATGCACGCGCCGCCCCTCGCCGTGCGCGAAAGAAATCGGTCAGCGCCCGCACATCGGCTTCCGACCGGACCCCCGGCCCTGCATCAAAGCGCATACGCGCTTCCGCCCACTCACTCGCGCGCTGCTCGTGCCCCGACGGCGCGCTCACGATCTGCGTCGAAAATTCGGTCGCGACCATCGCCTCGCGTCCGATCGCCAGCGGAAAATCCACCGCATCGAAAGCCTGCACCTCATCCTCCCCATCGAATGTCACAAAGCCGTCGCGCGCCACCTGAGGCATCGCCCAGACGAAGGCCCGCGCCACCCCTGCGCGCCGCGCATCATCGGCGGCATCGGCAATCTCCGCCCATGCGGCACGCTGCTCGGGCAACAGCACGAACCCCGAAAAATAATGCTGCTCGTCGATCGGATAGCCGAGCCGCAGTATCATCGCCGCCCGCGCGCCAGCCGTCTCCGCCCCGCGCCCGCCGGTCACCCAGTCATAATCTTCGAGTTGCAGCACATCGAACGCCGGCGCCGCCCACCCGAGCGGCACATTGGCGCGCCGCGCCGCCGGTGCCGCCGGGTCGAGCACCGTCGGCAGATAGACGAGCAAATGGCTCATCAGGCCCGCCGCGCCCGCCTCGTCGCGCGCCGCAGCAACCAGAGCTGCTGTCGATGTCGCCAGCAAGACCCCCAACGCATCGAGCATCGCCAATTGTGGCGGCGCCAGCGGCCCACGCACATCGGCAATCGCCACGCTCGCCGATCCCAGCGCGGCGGTTGTCGCCGCATCATAAGCGCAGATCCGCCCGCCGCTCGCGATCCACCACCAGGGCTCGCCGACCTGGAATTTCAGCGGCAGTCCTGCCATCGCCCCGATCGCGACAAACGCCCGCGCCACCAGTTGCAAATATCCCATCGCAACCGCATTCGCCGGCGACAGCAGGGTCGACGGCGGCTCCCATCCGGTCAGCGCGGGCGAACCATCGCTCGCCCGCTGCTTCCAGTCGTCCCAGCAATAGGCATCGAACAGCTCATAGGAGAGCGACCAGATCACCCCCAGCCCCGCGTCGCGGCACGCCGCCGCAAACCCCGCATGCCACGACGCGCACGGCGCATTGAGCACCCCGCCCGTCAGGCTCGCGTAAAAGCCGCCGCCCGCCGCCTCGAGGCGCATATAATGGCTCATCCCCACATAATGGACGACATCGCCGCGATAGCCGAGCTGCACCATCTGCCGCACCAGCCGTGCCGGAGTCAGGTGATAGCTGTCGTCATAGCCGCTCGCGATACCCAGTGCATGTTCGGGCATAACCACATCGCCGATCGCCAGCACGGAACCCGACCCCGAAGCCGCGATGTCGCTCATTTCGGCCCAGCCCGCGGCCGGCGCTCCCAGCACCCCGTCGCCGCCATCGTAGGTCGGCGGCACCAGCGAAATGAACATCCGGTCAATGTCCCCCGCCCACACGGGATCAGCCTCGGCCGGCAACAGGAAGCCACCGGTCAACGCATCGAAATCGAGGCTGACGACGGCATTTTCACTTGTCCCTTCGGCATAGTTCCACAATCGCACATACCAGGCGCGCGGAGCCCCCGCCGCATCGCGCCCCTCGATCGTCAAGGTCGGCCCGTGCAGCGCGTCGAGCGGCTTCACCCCGCCAGACCGCCACCGAAATTTCAGCTGCGTATGCCGGAAATCGCGCTTTGTCTCATAGGCGAGCAAAGGATGGTCCCACCGATCCGCGGCCTCCCAGATCAGCCCCGCCAGATCCTGCTTGCGGTAAAAGACCGTCTCGACACGCAGCGCCCCCGGCGTATCGCTCGTCACGCTCGCCATCATCGGCCGGGCGAAATCGACCGTCCAGAAGCGCGGATCGAACCGCTTGAGCCAGCCCCGGCGATGATGCGGCTCGGCCTCGGCCACCAACGCCCAACCCATCACTCGTCTCCCGCCGCAACCGCACGCCGCACCGCGCGCGCCAGCTGCCGCCCCGTTTGCGCCAGCCGCTGCGGCTCATTCCCCACCTCGCCGCGCACATTCACCGTGATCGCGATATTACGCACGCCGCCGCCCGCCGCCTCGACCCGTCCGCTCGCGGTCGGCACGAACAGCTCGGGCCCGCGCTCGCCGACGCGATAGGCGCGCCCCGCGCTCACCGGCCCGCCGGTTGCCCGCCCCGGCGCCCCGAACAGCGCCATCGCAATCGAGGTGCCAAGCGACAGCAAGTTGCCGCTCCCGCTACCGCCGCCCGAACCGCCGCCGCCCATCGCCGCCCCGATCCCGTTCGAAATCGCCGCGCGCGCAATATCCGCCATCACCGACAGCGCGAGCCGCTTCAGATCCTCGAACCCCAGCTTGCCGCTGACGATCGCGCGCGACAGCGCCCGCTCGATCGCGCGCCCCGCCTGATCGGCCTCGGCGACCAGCGGCCCGCCAAGTTCGGCACGCAGCGCGGCGATATCGCGCCGGAACGCCCCGGTGTCGGCGCGCACCGTAACCATCATTTCATCGACCTCGTCACCCATCGGGAAACCTCTCCATCATCGCCGCCAGTGCCGCACCGTCGAACGGCGCCTCAGCCTCCGGCTCGGTCCAGCCCGCCAGAACCGCGCGGACGTCGGCCGGCGTTGCGGCCCAAAACTCCTCGGGCCGCCATCCGGCGACGCGCGCCATCACCCCCGCGAGCGTGACCGCCGCAGACCCCAGCCGACCGTCCGCCACCTCACCGCCCTTGCAATATCTGTCCCAGCAGCACGCGCAGCGCGGGCGTCACCGCCGCCAACCCCTGCTCGACAACCGCCTCGCCGACCGCCTCACGCGTCAGCGCATCAGGCCGCTCCTTCACGCAATGCCAGAACAGCGAGACCAGCTCGCCCAGCGCCAGCTGTGCATCGGCCGCGCGCTCGACCAGCGCGAGCAGCGGCCCCAGCTCGGCCTCGGCCGCGACCAGCGCCGCAAAGCTTGGCCGCAGCACGAACACCCGCTCGCCAATGCACAGTTCAGCCTCGCCGCGCAAAAGGTTGGCGCCGCTCACAGGCTCACCACCACGCCGCTCGATTCCAGGTTCAGCGTGTAATTGCGCTCGCCATTATAATCGCCGGCATAGTCGAGCCGCGTGACCAGGAAGCGTCCGCGCATCCGCTCGCCACTTTCAAAGCTCAATTCATAATCGTCGATGGTTCCCGCCAGCGCGTGACTGCGCAGCCGAATTTCGGCGTCCGATCCGGTAAAGATACCCGCCGCGCTCACCGAAACCGACCGCACCCCGGCCCCCGACAAAAGCTCGCGCCACCCGCCCGAATCCTTGGTCGTGACGTTCACCGCCTCGCCGTTCATCGACATCTGCGTCGTGCGCAGACCCGCCACCGTGCGATAGGTGGGCGGGGCTTCGCCGTCGCCGATCTTGAGCAGAAAATCGCTCCCATTTTCAATTGCCATCGTCTAATCTCCTCGGGGAAAAAACACTGCTAACGGGGAGTCGCAGGATGCTGATCACCACATTGCTTTTGGTCGCCATGGCGCAATCGCCTTCGGCGGCGGTCGACACGACGCGCGCGGCCTTCACCAAATGTCTGCGCGACGACATGAAAAAGGCGCTCGAGGCCAAGGTGGAAGAGGCCGAATATGAAATGGCGCTCAAGGCGAACTGTTCGACCGAACGCGCGGCCTTTCGCGCTGCGGTAATCGCCCTCGGCCGTTCGGGCGGCGATTCCGAAAAGGTCGCGTCCGAAGACGCCGACATGCAGGTCGAGGATTACCACGCCAATTTCACCGACAAGTTCAAAGATTATAAATCGAACAATTCGATGCCGGGCGAGTGAGAAATCCTATCCTCCCTGTCGCGCAGCGATGGGGAGGTGGCAGCCCGCAGAGGTGACGGAGGGGCGGCGACGTCGAGGCTTGTCAAACCGCCAGACACCGGCACCGCACCACCACTTCATGCCGCCAACCACCGTCGCGCACGAAGGTGAACCGCGTCCGCATCGTCCGCGCTCCGACCACCGACCAGGCGCCCGCCGGCCCGCGCAGCGCCGCCACGACAGCTTCGACGCGCGCCGCAGCCCGATCGTCGGCCACGCTTCCAACACCGACCAGGGTCAGCGTCAGGCGAACCTCGCGCCCCGGCCGGTCCTTGGTTCCCCAATCAACACCCTCCGCCGCGCCGACCGAAACATAAGGGGCGCTGGCGCGCGGCGGCGTGCCATCGAATATCCCATGCACGATCCCGGCCAGCGCATCGTCGCGCGCGAGCAGTTCGAGCGCCCGCGCGCGCAGCGCGCCCTCGGCGCCGCTCATCGTCCGCTCCCCAACGTCACCCGCCGCCACGGCTGCCACAACGCCGCAATCACGGCCGGCGGCGGGGCGCCTTCACCATCGCGGGCGCCGTGCAGATGCTGCGTCATGCGTATGATGCCCTGCCGGATCGCTTCGGGAACGCCGTTCGCATCCTCGGCTATTCCCGCGCGATAGGCGATGCGCACGCGCGCCGCATCGCCCGGTTCGTGGATCGTGATCCGCGCCGTGCCGTCGCGCCCGATGACCGCACCGTATCGATCGTCCGGCAACACCGTCTCGCCCTGCGGCGACAGCAAAGCCACGCCGTCCACTCCGACGACCGGACGCACGCGCAGCACGACCACCTTGCCCGCCAGCGGCACCACCTCTTCCCCCGCGCGCACGATCAGCCACTGCCCGATAAAGGCTTCGCAGATGTTCGTCGCGGCGCGCACGAGCTGCGCAACGACAGCATCGTCGGTGGTCGCGCCCATCCGCAGCCAACTCCGCGCCTCATTCAGGTTAACCGGCATCTCGCCCGGCACCGCGCTCGTCGCCATCATCTTTCCTCCACCCGCACGGCGACCGACCGTTCGTCGATCTGCCCATCGCTCATCGTCACGCGATTGGTCACGCGATAGACATGACCCGCAACCCCAGTCGCCAGCGTCACCGTCGCCTGCGTCAAATCATGTGCCGACCCCGCAATCGACAGACCGCCTTCCTCGTCCGGGACCACCGCCCACGCGCTCGCGACGATCGCCTGCCCGTCCGGATAAGCGGCCGCCCAGTCGATCTCGAAATCGATGCGTGTGCCGGGATCCTTCACCATCATCGTCATCGCTGTTCCTTTTCTTCAGGGGTTGCGTACAGTCATATGGCGACGGGTTTCGCGCGGCACGGGCAACGGCGTCTGCGCGGCGGCAGGCTCGGGGCCCGCCCATTCGCTCGCAATGTCGCGCCGCGCGGCATCCCCGATCGCCCGCGCCGCGAGCGCCGATCCGTCGATCATGCCGCCGCCTCCAGCTCCGCCAGCCGCGCCTCCTGCGCCGCGAGCAGGAACAGCGTCAGCTGGTCGGGCCGGATACCGAACCGATAGCCCGCCGGGCGCACCACCTGATCGTCGCCGTCACGTTCTTCGGGCCAGGCGTCGTGGCATAAAAAGGCATAGCGGCAGTCGGGCGACTGACCGGCCGTGGCGGGCGCGATCAGGCCCTCTTCTGCCATGATTGCCCACACCGCCTGCGCGCGAACGCCAAAGTGCAGACGCGCGCCTTCGCTGCCCTTGGCAACCACCGCGTCGTTCCACTGAAAGAAACCGAGTTCGCCCACGATCCGCCTCGCCGCCGCCATTTCGGCCGCAGTGGGGTCACCGCGCCAGCTCTTTTCGCGGGCATCCGACGTGTTGATCGCGCCGGTCGCGGAGAAAACGACGGACCAGCGATGGCTGGCATCGCCAATGGCAAAGCTGTTGTCGCTCCCCGGCCGTAGCGCCCCGTCCGTCCCGATCGCCAGAAATGGAGGCAAGCCATTGAGGCGGAGGTTGAAACTATTGTCGCCCGGCGTGCCCGATCCGCCGATCGTCCACGCGGCGATTCCGTCGCGCAGAAAGATGATGCGCGGAAACTCCGGACCATTGAATTTGGCCGACCCTGCCACGTGCAATTTTTCGTCGGGCGTCGCGACTCCAATGGCGACGCCGGTCGATGTCAGGCGGAGCCGCTCCGCGCCGCCGGTTGCGAAGCCGATGCCGTCGTTCGCCGCGCTAAAAAGGCCCGTGTCGCGATCCGCTGCAAAGCTGATCGCCGGGGCCGCGGCGCTTCCGCCCGGCGCCCCCAATGGCCCGTCAAGCGCATGAAAACCATCGCTGTTGCGAAAGCCGAGCGTCGACAGCGGGATATTGACCCAGCCGGCGCCGCGACGAACCGTCACCCTGTCGCCGTTGGCGCCCGTCCCTGCGTCGCCATGGGTCGTCGAAAGCGGCTGTTTCGCCTCGATCTCGGCGGCAAGCGCCGCGATGTCAGCGTCGCGCGCCGCGAACCAGTCCGCCGCGACGGTCAGCGCGATCGTCTTCAGCCCCGCTGCGAAATCGACCGGCGCGCCGCCGTTCGACGAGGCCGCGACGCTGTCGCGCACCAGTCGGCCGGACGCGTCGATCCGGCCCAGCCCGACTTCCCATTGCGCCGTATGCGCGATCCCCGCGACGGCATAGTGAAAGGGCGTGTCCGGCGGCACGGTGCCCGCAAAACGGCGATGACCGGGCACCGCGCCCGTGGGCGTCAGCGGGCCAGTCCCGCCCTCCTGGCACAGCTCGCGCACCAGATCGGCGAAAAAGGGAGTCGGCATGGCAAGGCCATCCTTTCCAATATCGATGACAAGAAAATTGGCGCCCGGCCCGCCCGAAAGGGAGAGCGTGGCCGAGCGCCCATCGCGCACCAGTCGCTTAGCTGGCGGCGAATTTCATCAGCTTGATGGCCTGCGAATCGATGATCGCACCGCCGACCCTTTTGGTTGCATAGAAATGCACAAAGGGCTTGTTGCTGAACGGATCGCGCAGGATGCGCGTCTCGCCGCGGTCGGCGATCAGGTAACCGGCGCGGAAATTGCCGAACGCGATCGACAGGCTGTTCGCAGCCACATCGGGCATATCCTCTGCCTCGACCACCGGATAGCCGAGCAAGGTCGCCGCCTGCCCCTCGACCATTCCCGGCTGCCAGATGAACGCGCCGTCGCTGGTCTTGAACTTGCGGATGCGGCTCAGCGTATCCGAATTCATCACCCAGCTCGCGCCCTGCCGATAGGGTGCCTTCAGCGAATGGACGAGCTCGATCAGCTTATCCTGCGGGTTGGACGCCGGAAAGGCGCCCGCGGTCCCCGTCGCCAGATATTGCAGCGACCCGAACGCGCGCACGCTGTCGATCTCGTTCGTCGCGGTATAGGTCAGAAAGCCCTTCGGCCGGTTCGTACCATTGCCGTTCACGAACGCGCTGCCCTCGGCGACCGCGAACTCGCGGCCGAGCTGTTCGGCCAGCCAGTCCTCGACGTTGAACATCGCATCGTCGAGCATCGCCTGGCTCGCCGCCGGATTGGCGTAAAGCTCGCCCGTCGGCGGCACGATCTCGGCAAAGCTGCGCGTCGCGGTCTCGGGCCGTGCTGCGGTCTCGCCGACCCAGCCCGTCCCCATCGATCCCGTCGCGACCAGCTTGCGATAGCCGCTCGTCCCCGTCTGCACGACCGTCGCGATGCCGCGGATCGGCGACAGCGTCTTCAGCGTCGCGGCAATGCTCCCGTCGATTTCGCGCGGCACCGCAAAGCCGCCCTCGCCGCCCGATGCCCCCGACAGGCTCTTCATCTCGACGCCCGCATCGATCCCGCGCCGCAGATAGCGTTCGACAAAGGCGTCGCGCGCCGGGTCGGCCGCCTTCGCCCCGTCGAGCGGCAATCGCGACGCCGCCACCGCTTGGCGCTCGACCTGTGCCCTCAGCGCCGCGACCGACGCCTTCAACTCATCGACCGCCTCCGCCGCCAGCACCGCATCGAACGCCCCATCGAGCGCATCGGCTTTCACTTCCATATCGTCCATGCTTGTCACTCCTTCACCACCTGAATTACCCGCGCCGCCGGTTGCATCGGCGCCGCCACCAAACTCACCTCGGCGAGGTCGAGCGCCGTCAGCTCGCGCGGGTTCTCCCCGCGCGCCGCCCGCACCCGATATCCAAAGCTCAGCCCCGTCAGTGCGCCCCTCGCAACAAGCGCGGCCGCCGCCGGATGCGTCACCCGCGCCACCACGCGCAGCCCCCGCGCATCTTCCGCCAATGTCTCGATCACCCCGATCGCCGCCCCCGGCCGATGCTGCCAAAGCAGGGGCACCGCCTGCCCCGCCTGCAAACTCGCCGCAAAGGCCCCGCTGCGGACGACATCGCCCCCGCGATCCACCCGGTCGAACACCGATGCATAGCCCGCGAACCGCACGCTCATTTGAGCAGTCCCGCAAACCCGAGCTTCATCGTCAGCCCGACGACCAGCAGCGCCAGCATCCCGCGTACCGCCCAGTCGATGACCGCCGCCCACACGCTCTTCTTCGCATCGCGCCACGCGCCGAGCAGTTGCCGCAAATCGCTCATATCGTCGCGCGCCGCCTCGTCGGCGAGGCCCAGCCGCGCCAGCGCCCGCCGCGCCCCCAGCTCGCTCGCCTCCTCGACCACCGCGCGCAGCAAAGCCGCATCAGGCGCACTCGTCCCCGCCAGCGCGATCAGCCGCGCCAGCGCTTCATCTTCGTCCATGCCCATTTCCTTTCGTCATCCCGGACTCGTCACCCCGGACGTGATCCGGAGTCCGGGATTCACATCGACGCCGAAGTCATGGACCCCGGATCGAGTCCGGGGTGACGACGCAGGCTAGCTAAGCCCCAACAGCGCCTTCTTCTCATCCGCGCTCAGCCAGTCCGCCCCCGAAACCTCGCGCCACAATGCCATCCGGTCCTCGGCCAGCGCCGGCACCTTATCCAGGTCGACGCGCAGCTCCGCACCGTCGAACCACCCAGACAAACCCTGCGCCACCGCCCCCAAAATCTTCGCGCACAGCGGCAACACCGTCAGCCGCCACAGCGCGCGATTGGCCTCGCGATAATTGGCATAGGTCGCGTCGCCCGGCAGCCCGAGCAGCATCGGCGGCACCCCGAACGCTTGTCCAATCTCGCGCGCGCTCGAATCCTTCAATGCCAGGAAATCCATCTCGGCGGGCGACAGCGACAACGCCTGCCATTTCAGACCGCCCTCGAGCAGCAAAGGCCGCCCCGCATTCGCCCCGCCCGCAAAACTCTCCGCCAATTCGTCACGCAGCCGGTCGACCTGCTCGGCCGACAGCGGCATGCCCTTGTCGCCCGGGTCATGCACCAGCGCGCCCGAAGGCCGCGCCGCATTCTCCAGCAGCGCGGCGTTCCACTTCGCCGCAGCATTATGCGCCGCGATCGCGCCAGATGCTGCGCCCAAACACCCCGCCCCATAATGGTCGTCGAGCGGATGCAGCGCCTTCACATGCACCACCGCAACACGCCCCGCGCCATCCTCGGCGGGCAGCACCGCCGCGCTACCGCCGGCCTTGTACCGATAAGCCACCGGCCATCCGCGCGCGTCGGCCTCGACCGTCACCCGCTCGGGCCGCAGCGCAAACAGCTCCGCCGGCGCCCCCGCGCCATCGGTCAAAATCTGCACATAACCATTGCCGTGCAGCAGCAACTGCGACGCGAGCGTCTCAACGAGACCCTGCCCACCCGACGTTGCCGACACCAGCGCGCCAAGCGCCGGATCGCTCGCCACCAAAGGCGCGCTCCCCGCCGCTTCGGCCACCAGCCGCACCGCCCGCTGCACGATCGCATTGCCCAGATACCCCTCGCGCACCTGCGCCTCCCAGCTCAAAGGCGCGGGCGCGCTCCAGCTGCCATACACACGCGACAAAGCGGGCCGCGCAGAATGCTGCGCGGCCTTACGGCCAAACCAGTTCATGATGATCTCCTATGTCGTGCCCGAACGAGGCCTTGTACCCAAGCTCGTCACCCCGGACTCCGGGGCCTGCCTATTCCACTCTTTCGTCATCCCGGACTTGATCCGGGATCCACCGCAGCGCCGAAATCATGGCCCCCGGATCAAGCCGGGTTGACGATAGAACTACATGCCGCCCGCTCCACCCCGATTGAAGGGCGTGCGAGCAGTTGATATGTCCATGCCCATGTGGCGCCGATCCTATCGCAAACTCTTCCGCGGAATCGGTGCAGTGGCCTTTCTTACGCTCCTGGCTGCAATCCCGCTTGGCCTCATCTGGTATCTGGCAGCAGCCGAACATGACCGCCGTGTCACAGTGTCGAATGGAGGTGTCATGGCGCGCGCCATAGTCACCGAATCCTCGCAATCGTTCCTCGGCCGATCCTGCCGTTTCCGGTATCGCTTTTCAGCCGGCGGGATTCAGCACGAGGGCGGTGAAGGCGGTTGTCCGCTCGTGACCTCCCATCCCATTGGCAGCTCATTGCAGGTTCGCTTCGATCCCCAAGACCCTGGCAATTCGGTCGCGATAGGCGCGGACTTGTGGCCCGGCTGGGTTGTTGTCCCGCCCCTTATCGGCCTCCCGATTCTCCTGTTGGCCGGTGTGTCGATTTATGCCGTTGTGAGGAATAGCTTTCGCAAAAGTCGATCTCGGCGCTGATCAAACCCGCCGCACCCCCGGCGCCTTCCCCCTCTTCTGCCCCTCCAGCAAAGCCGCCAGCGCCCAAACGCACGCATCGGCCCGGTCGGGCGACCGCCCCGGCCCCGCATAGCCGCCGCCGACCTGCAACCCGCAAAGCTCGTCCTCCAGCGCGGCGAACGCCCCCGCATGAACCACGCGCCCGCGCTCGTATGCCAGCGCGACCGGCTCCGCCCGCCGCGCCTTGCCGACGCTCGCATGCACCGGCACCACCGGCAGCGTGCAGTCGGCCTGGCGCAGCGTATTCTCGACCATTTCGCCCCCCATATTGCTCTCGGCGACGATTCGGTCGGCGCCCCAGCGCGCGGCGGCCGCGGCGACCGCCTGCGCCCACACTGCGGGCGGCGGATTTTCGACGCTCGCATCCTCGACCACCGCCAGCCGCCCGTCGCGCAGCAGCGCAGCGACGACGATTCCGCACGCATCGCCCGTGCTCGTCGCCGGCGGATCGACGCCGATCACGACGCGCACCCGTTTCCCAATTTCTTCGGCGCCAATCCGGCACCGCTCGACCAGCGCGCGCGTCCACAGCGCGCCTTCGATATCTTCCAGCATTTCGCCGCCAAGCTCCTGCCGTCCCAGCCGGGTCCCGCCATAGCTTTCGAGCATCGCGGCAACGAACGCCCCCGGCAGATGCGGATTGTCGCGGGTCCGGCCCAGCGTCCGCGCCAGCCCCGGGATCGCCAGCACCCGGCACATCGCCGCATTGACGCGCGGGGTCGTTGTCACAACCACGCGCGGCGCATCGCCGAGCCGCATCCCCATCATCAAATTATCCCAGGCCGCGTCACCCCGCCGCCATTTGGCAAGTTCGTCGCACCACGCAAAATGATGTTCGGGTCCCCGCAATCCCTCGCCAGCTTCCGCCGAATAGAGGGTTGCCGACGCGCCGCTCGCAAAGGCCAGCTCGCGCCGGGAGGCGGTCCAGCGCACTGGTTCATGGGCGCGAGCCACCGCGATCAGTCCGCTCGGACCCTCGATCATCACGCGCTGACCATCGGCTATGGTCGCCGCAACGAGCGCGATCCGCGCCTCGGAGTTCCGCCGCGCCACATCGCTCACCCATTCGGCGCCGGCTCGCGTCTTACCAAAGCCGCGGCCCGCCTGGATCAACCATATCCGCCAGTCGCCCGGCGGGTCGCGCTGCCCGTCATTCTCGAATCCGAACCATCTTTTGGTAAATTCGGCCGTCTGAGACTTGCTGAGCCCGTGCAGCACGCGTCGCCGGTCGCGTTCGTCCATTTTCAGGATGCGCGTCAATATGTCATCGGACTGCGCACGCAATAAGCTCGGGTCCGCCATCATCCCGCGTTGCTCCCCCCCTCGTCGTCGAGTTGCGCTTCACGCGGGGCGCGTTGGCGCTCGACCATCGCGATCCGCTTGAGCAGCACCGCATCGGTTTCTTCCTGCGTCGCGACATGGCACAGCCGCCGCTGGTGCGCGCGGCCCTGCTGAACGCTCCGCCGGTGCAGGTTCATTATGTCAATCGCCTGCGCGACGCTCATCTTATCGACGGGTTCGGTGCGTTCATCGAGGTCGAGTTCGCCCAGCACTTCGAGCGCGCGGCGCAACAATGCCATCTCCAGCCGATCATATCCGATTTCCAGCGCCGCCTGCCATTGCCGCGCAAATTCGGCGTCGCGTCGGCGCAAGGCATATGCGCCGCGCTCCCCCATCCCGGCCGCCTTGTGCGCGCGGCCAACATTGCAGCTATGCGCAAGTTCGGTCAGGAACGCCGCACGCCGCGCCTTGGTCCAACCGTGCGGCTTTGCCTTGCGCAGCTGCGCCGGTCCCATCTGGTTCGCCGCGATCTCATCGTCCGGTTCTCTCGCCACGCATCACCTCCACACGCAATCGGGCCGGATCACCGCTTCCGCATCGGAAGAGGCACCGGCCCGACTCGCAATTCTTCATGATGTGACACTTGTGCCATATCAGCGTTACGATGTCAATATAAAATAACCTATTTGGTTCCAAATGGCAAACCGTCGCATCGCGTCTGGCTTGCGTGCCGCGGCCGCAGCCTCTACATCAGCCCGGCAAACGGAGACTTTCGCCATGGATCAATACCTGCCCGCAACGCCCCACCGCCTTGCCGCCAGGAAAGTCCATGTCCATGCCCGCCATCACAATCTCCAATCTCAACTGGTCGACGCCTGACGGCCGCCCGGTCCTTTCGGACCTCGACCTCCATATCCAGTCCGAACGCGCCGGCATCGTCGGGCGCAACGGCGTCGGCAAATCGACGCTGCTGCGGCTGCTGACCGGCGAGCTGGCGCCCGCATCGGGCAGTATCGCAATCGACGGTAGCATTGCGATGCTGCGCCAGACGGTACAGGTCGCACCGCAGCAGACGATCGCCGACCTGTTCGGCGCGCGGGGCGCGCTCGCCCTGCTCCACAAGGCGGAGGCTGGCGAAGCCAGCGCCCAAGAGATCGGCGATGCCGACTGGACGCTCGAAGCGCGGATCGACGAGGCGCTCGCGGGGGTCGGCCTGCCGCTTCCCGCCGACACGCCGCTCGCGCAGCTCTCGGGCGGCCAGCGCACGCGCGCCGCGCTTGCCGGGGCGATGTTCGCCGCGCCCGATTTCCTCTTGCTCGACGAGCCCACCAACAACCTCGACCGCGAAGGCCGCGAAGCCGTGCGCGATCTGCTCGCCCGCTGGCGCGGCGGCGCGATCGTCGTCAGCCATGACCGCGAACTGCTCGAGGAAATGGACGCGATCGTCGAACTCACCAGCCTCGGCGCAGCGCGTTATGGCGGCGGCTGGGGCGCGTATCGTGCGCGCAAGCAAATCGAGCAGGCGGCGGTCGAGGCCGAGCTTGCGGGCGCAGAAAAGCGCGCCGATGCGGCGCAGCGACAGGCGCAGGTGGCGACCGAAAAGCAGGACCGGCGCGACTCGCGCGGGCGCGCCAAGGCAGCACGCGGCGACATGCCCAAGATCGTCATCGGCGGCCTCAAACGTCGCGCCGAGGAAACGCGCGCCGCCGGAAGCCGCCTCGCCGAACGCCAGCGCGACGACGCCGAAGAGCGCCTCGCCGCCGCGCGTGCGAAGATCGAGGTCATCGCCCCCCTGTCGGTCGGCCTACCTTCGGCCGGTCTTCCGACGTCACGGACCGTGCTGGCCCTCGATCATCTCACCGCGGGTTATGCCGAAGGCCGGCCTGTGATCGAAAATCTGTCGCTCACCATCACCGGGCCCGAACGCGTCGCGATCATGGGCCCCAATGGCTCGGGCAAATCGACGCTGCTCGCGCTGATCGCGGGCACGCTCGCGCCGTGGGCAGGCGACGTCCGTGTCGGCGTCGCCTTCGCGCTGTTCGACCAGCGCCTCGGCCTGCTCGATCCCGCGCGCTCGATCGCCGACAATTTCCTCGCGCTAAACCCCGGGACGACGAACAACCAGTGCCGCGCCGCGCTCGCGCGCTTTCGTTTCCGCGCCGATGCCGCCGACCAGATCGTCGGCACCTTGAGCGGCGGCCAGATACTCCGCGCCGGTCTCGCCTGCGTCCTCGGCGCGCCAGAGCCGCCCCAGCTGCTGATCCTCGACGAGCCCGGCAACCATCTCGATATCGATTCGCTCACGGCCGTCGAAACCGGGCTCGCCGCCTATGACGGTGCGCTGCTCGTCGTCAGCCACGACGCGGCATTTCTGCAAGCGATCGGGATCACCCGAACGATCGAACTGGGGATGGCCGAACGCCCATAG